ACTTCTTCACTAATAGACATTAGCTTTAATTCTCTTGAAAGGTTTTTCATTCTTACCGTTTCGTTATCAGACTTTTGGTTTGGAGACATAAGTTGTAGGTAATCTACTACAACAAAATCTGGACGATACTGGTCAATCTTTCCACGAATTACTGAAGGCGTTACCTCTCCACCACTATCATTAGATATGATATGAAACTCTGGACGACCCTCAACTTTATCTTTATGCCATTTCTTTAGCATATCAATTTCTATTTCGCCCTTACTTAATTTTCTATGAGACCAAAGACCTTCACCCATAATAGCAAATAGTCTATTTCTAACTTCAGTCTCAGACATTTCCAAAGAAATAATCATTGGTGATTTTCCTTGCTTCCATGCCTGAACTGCAAAATATAAAGCCATCCAAGACTTTCCAATACCTGGATAAGCAAGAAACACGCCAAGTTGTCCTGGCATGATTCCAGATGGCAGGTAGTTGTCAAACCCTGGAAGGTTAGTCTTAATTCCAACCTGACCTAGTTCATTTTGTTTCTGAACATTTTCATAGTATGCAACTGCGGAGTCAAGATCTGTTGCATCAATGTCTCTAATAGATGCAGTATTTTTCTTAAGTTCTGATGTTTTTGTAATTAGGTGTTCAAGTGCTTCTGGACCATTTCCACTTTGCACTTCTCCTGCTGCATTTTTAATAATATCTTTTAGACTATCATTTAAATACTCAACTTGCAGTTCTTCAAGGTGATGTTTTGTAGCACCAATATTATCAATTGGTTCAAAGTCTCTAAATTTTTCTCTAACCAAATCTACTGGAGGAACTGACTGATTATTTTCAGAGTATAAGCGAATAAAGTTCCAGATGTCGCTGTGTGTCCTAAGTAAATTATCTACATTGGCCTGCAATAGAACATGGATTTGCTTATCCTTTAATACTGCAGTTATTAACTTAGCCTCTGTATTATTCACTTAACCACTTCCTTGCAATATTTCTGCGCTCTAGTCTTTCATTCTTATCTTGCTCTACTTCTAACTTTCCATTCAATATTTTTTCTGCGTTATAAGCAAAATAATTCCAAGACGGATCTTGTGCTATAGAAAAATAGTAATCAAGAAGATCGTAGCATTCGGATACTCCATATGACTCTACCAATCCATCTGCTGCCCACTGCTCAACATTAAGATTCATATTAGACTTTTGCTCATACCGTTGTAGATATAACTTATTAAACCTACTAAGCAAAGCCATTCGGTCTTTGCGTTCGGCCACTACTCTGCTATTTCAGCTTTTGCTTCATTAATCTTATCAGTTAGTTTGTCTTCAACAAACTTGTATACACGCTCAAAAGCTTGGTCTACATTTTCTCCATCACGCTTTGAATCAATGATTCCAAGATCTAAACGTAAAGATTGAAAGTTGCCAAGATTAAGAGTATATCCAAGAGTTACAGATACCTTTGTATTATCATTTTCCATTTTATCCACCCTTTTTATTTGTTATTACAATTGTAGCATAGAAACAAGAACTTAGATATTCTCGCTCCATACTGGAATATATCGCCCATCTTCTGTCTTTGTATATGTAAGTATACCGTCTCCCATCCTACGTGTCAACTCTTGATTTGTAGGAGTGCTATTATTTGTTATTAATTTATCTTTTCTTGGTTGTCCAATATGTATGCTTGCAAGAATAGATCTTATTTCTCTTACATTATCTTCTGAATAATATGCCCTAATTTTAAATCCACGCTTACCATCAAAGCTAGCTCCCATTGGTGGGGGTATAACTCCTCGTTTAATTAAGCTTGGCATATATTTTCTATGACGATTAATTAGTTTAGAGGTCTCGGAAACTGTATACGCTCTTTGTCTATTGCGTCTAAAGTCAATTCTTAAGCATGTTTCAATTCTATTTTTAGTAATGTTATAAACAGTAACCATTCCAGTAGAACGAGAGCTATGGTGTAGTCTAACTAGATCCCCGTTTAAAAACCAAATCTTTTGATTTCCTTTTATTACAGGGTCGTTATTGTATTTTTGGCTCTCAATTTTTCCTTTTGCAGTATCCATCTACCACGCTCACTTTCTGACGGTGGATGAAAAAAATCTCTTACTCCACACAACACACAAAACATTTCCATGTGATCAATCGTGCTGTATTGTCTATCGACAAACATACGACCTTTACACTTTTTGCAAAAAATCATAAACCACCCTTAATTAATTTGGAATGCCAAGAACAATTAAATTTACTGCTAAAGACAGATCTCCAGAAGCACCAAATCTAACAACTCCTTCTACACGAGAAGTTGTAACTGTTTTTAATATAATACTTACATTTTGTCCAGCAGGAGTGTTTCCAGTATTTACTGCTGTTGCTGTTGCAATAGGTTGATATTTAAAATCGCTTGGAAAATCATAAGAGAATGTTTTTTCGTTTCCCGCAGAAACTGTAGAGTTATTTGCTACCTCTATATACCCACCTATTAGACGAGCTTCTGATGTTTTAACACTTTGTTTTCCAGCACTAACGGTATCTACTGTGGTGTAATTATAGGTTGCTGATGAAACCTGTGTTGACAGATCATTAATAGTATCAGCCAACTGATAGATGTAAGTAACATCTAAAGGCTGTCCTCGTTCTGGTAGCGGTATTTTAGCCATATATCTCCATTATATCATTAGATCGTGTGCATTGCAGGGTTATAAACACGAAGATTTGTTGTATCTCTTGTTATTGGTTCTCCCTTTAAATAAATTTCTATCGTTACCCTATTTGGTGCCAAGGCTTGGTTTACTCCATCAATATAAAATGTAGTTGGATGAACAAGACTAATAGAATTACCAGATACTCTTTGGACATAATTCCAGTCTCCACTTCCAGCAGCCCTGCTCCATTTTACCCAAACATCATAATCTTTAGCTTGTGCAATAACCTGTGTTCCTATTTTAATAGTTACAGTATCCCAAGCAACGGTAGTGATTCCAGAAGACACTATGTTAATATTTCCTGAGACATATGTGTATTGTGGATCAAGACTTACTATAGGAGACCAGTGGGAAGTTCTGTTTTTATCTTCAGATATTACCCTGTATCGGATATCATATTTTCCAGTAATACTATTTATTGTTGGAAGACTATCTGAATTAATTTTAATTTTTTTAATAATTTCATTAGCCATTATGTCACACCAATTGAAAATCTAAATTCAACATAATTGCTTGTATTAGGTGATTTAATAATTGTTTCGGCATTATCTGTTTTGATAACAGAGTATCCAGTTAACCCATATAATGGATTAATAGTTGCAACATTTTCTAAACGCATTGCATCTAAAGCAATGTAATAATTTGATGATGGGACTGGTGACGGTCCACTATCTTCAGAAAGCACACATGCATAAATTTTTACAACAGTAACAGCATCCCAGGTAAAATTAGCGGTTGTATATAGTTCTTGCAATTGTTTTGAAACTACAAAATATCTATTACTTGAAAAATCTTGAACTAATTCTGGGTTTCCAGATGTTCCATGGTTAATTTCTGCTTCAAATCTTGCAAATTCTCCAGTGCCAGCATCTGTAGATGAAAAATCAACTAACACTCTAACTGTGTCTGGTATTAATCCAGAATCTCCATTTTTATTAATTAATGAAAATGCTAATCTTAGTTCATCAGTTGGTGAGTTTTTTGTAAAATCAACATTAGCTCCAGTTAAATGTATGTGGTTTGATCCAGCACCAATTACAAAGTGATCTTCTGTTGGACCACTATCTTCACTTAGTGTTAGGTTTGCATCATCTCCTTTTATAAATATAATATTATTTAAAAATCTACATCTTTCATATCTGTTTACCCGAGCAGTTTTATAAAAAATTGAGTTATCTGCATTTGATTGAAACACAGCATTAGCTGTAGCAATTATGTTATCATCTTCTGGATCATCTAGCGGTGATGATATTGTTGGTATTGCTACCGATGAAGATGAAGTATGGTATTGCCAATTTTCAGTGCTTGTAAATGCAAAAATATTTTTACTATCATATGCTCCAGCAGACGGGTTAGCACCTGCTGAAAATATTCCAACTTCAGATATTTCATATCTTTCTTCTGTTGGAAGTTCTGCGGTTAATACAATTTTATTTATTCCAGATTCGTTAACAAACCCTCTAGAAGATATTGGAACTCTAAACATTTCAAAATCTAAAGACTGTTTAGTAGAAAAATCTTCTGGTGTATCCGCAATGTCTAATGGTGTAGGGCCACAGCCTATGGCAATATAAGAAGCATAGGCTGGTGCTTGACCAAGCATATACTTTCCTATTATAGTTTTGCCATTATTAGTTATCATGAGTTTATTTCTCCAAATTCCGCTTCATATATTATACCACCCAGGGTTATTTCTATTTCAACTTGCTCATCATTATCCATATTAGTAGTCTCAATAACTAGATTTCCTGTTACAGTATCTAAATATACGTTAGATCCATTTGGACCACCTCCAACGCTAGGAATTTTATTTTCAAGTTTAATAGAGAAATTAGAAAAATACTTATCAGAGGTATTTTGAATTCCTAAAATATTATTATGATTATATTGTTGTTGTATTGATGAAAGATTTTTAATAGGTTGATATGATACCTTTTGTCCATTCACAATATCATTACGTGCAATATTAATTAATTCATGCCCTCCAATATTTTCAAAAATTAAATCTGTCATTACCTCAATTGGAACTGAGTCATCATTGAATAATATTGTATCAATTGGTGCAGTTTTTACTGTTGTTGCTGGAGGCGAAGAAACTGCTGGTGTTGCTGGAACTTGTGGAACTGCAGCAATAAGACTTGCTGATTTTTCTTTAGTTACTGATTGAGTAAATAAATTAGCTTGTTTTTCTGCAATAACTACTGCTGTATTAACTTTTTGTTCAGCTGCTAAAGCTGCTGTTTCTGTTTTAGCTACATTTGCCAATAGCTCTTTTATTGAAGGTTTTTTTTCATAACTTTTGCTGGCACTTGGTCTAGCAAATGCATCAAGATATTCAGCCATTTTATACCTCGCTCAAATATACTGACATGTTGGGTCCACTATTATTTCTAGAATACTCTATATTATATACTACAAACCTATCTGTGTCAGATGAGATAAGATCCATGTTAGAAGAGTCTTTATAGCTTAATGTCACAATGTCTCCAAGCTGTAATGTTGGTATTGCAAACATGTTAATTCCAATAGATTTTTTAGGTTTCATCAATTTATTAATAATCCAGCCCATTAATGCATTTGCATCATCATCTGTTTGAATGTATAGGCTATCTATAGAAAATTCATTTTTTCCATATATCATTCTACTTTGTCTTATTTCATCATACTTTAATTTTTCTACAAGTGGAGAATAAACTAGTGAACTACCCTTGAATTCTGGATCTGATAAATTACCACGTTTTTTAAAATAGTCATCAACAGTTAACTCCTGAGTAGTATCTTGAGTAAATGTTATTCCTTGTATTCTTAAAAAATTTCCAGTAGTTTCATCTAAACTTAATGCTTTATCTGTAGCATTAAATATTAAAAATTCTGCCCCATAAGAATCTGCTTGAAATCCAGAAGTAGTGTAACCCTTAATTCTATTAAATGTTGGAGACATTTGTGCATAAAGTGCTGGGTATGCACGATCATATCTGATGTCAAAATATGCACACTCTCTCATAATTGACCCAAACTCTTCAAAATACATATTGTATTTGGGTGGCTGTTGTGCGCTAAGTCCAGATAGATATGTGCTTTGTATAATTCCACTCATTGCGTATTTAGTAAATGACTCATTAGCATTAACCTTTCCTTCTGAAAAAGCAGAAGATAAAGTTTCACCAACAGTAAACACACTATTTTGTGAATAGTTTTCTGAAAGTGCATAAACATTTTCAAACATACACCTTGAAGAACCACGAGTAAATATAGCCATATTGTTATATACTGGAAGTGGATCTGTATCATCTACAATCTTAATTAACTTATTATTGATGTATAAAAAGAATCTCCTAGTCTTTCCAATGTCTTGATACTCTACAGATAGGTCGTATACTGTTGGATTTTCCTCAGAAGCCATTCTATATTGTCCAGTAAATCTTCCGTCGTCTACTAGAATCTTTGATAGCCCTCCCCATAATTTTACAGGTATTGCTTTACTGCTAGTAGATTCTTTTTTAATTTTATAAAAAACAATATTGTTTATTGATTTTTCTGCGTTGCCCTTAGTGTCAATTTTTAAGTATGAATTTATATTATCTTCTGTTAATGCAACAATTTCAAAATAGTATCCATTATTAGTTTCTGGATTAAGCAAAACAGCCAGTCCGCCAGAACCACCACCAATATTTACATTTTGATCAGTCTGGGTTCCAGAGGTTTGATAATAGGTTGTGCTTCCAATTGGGGTTTGTGTTCTAGTTTCATTATTTTCAATTTTTCCAACAATACGAATTCTAGTTCCAAAATGTTTATACGCATTGTTAAGTTCTTTATATACATAAGAAACAAAGTTTAATGGAGTTTCTGTTGTTTTAAAAGATGGACCATTCATTACTAATGCAGAAGATTGAATAGTTCCGCTTGTTGTGCTTTTTAAATTATTAACTGCAGTTTCAGTTAAATAATTTGTTGCCATAAAGTTTTTAATAATGCCATTTCTTG